ACTGTAAGAGCAGTAGGATCACCTTTAACTGGTTTAACATTAGCAGGAACTGAATTATTAAGTGATGATCCTAGTCTAGGTCAAGCTGGTGCAGAATTACTTTTACCTGAACAAGTAAGAAGAATTGCGGGTAAACTACCAAAAGGAATTATGAGTAATTTTTTTGGTTTACAAGGTTTATCAAAATTTGGAAAAGTTGGAGCTTTAGCTGCAAGGGCACCTAGTATCATGACTCCTGTTGGTTTAACTTTACTTGGAGCTGAAGGAATTAAAAAACTTTATGATGAAGAGCAAAAGAAAAATCGTATGATTGAAGCCATGGACCCTGAAGAAAGATCACAGTTTCTAGAAGAAGAAAAAGCTACAGAAGAATTTATGTCAAGACAGTCTGCTGCTACTGGTGGTATAATGAGATTAGGATTTGCAGATGGACCAGAAGATCCTAAAAAAAGAAAGTTTATGAAGATTATGGGTGGACTTGCATCTATACCTTTACTTGGAAGATTTATTGATATTGGAACTCAAGCACCAAAAGTAGCTGAAGTAGTTAAAAGAACTGCTGAGGGTGTTCCTGACTTTATAATGGACCTTATTGCTAAAGTTAAATTAAAAGCTACAGAAAAAGGAACAAAATATTTTACAGGTAATAGATCAGATGAATTTGCAGATGTTTATCAAGCAGATGAATTTGTGGTTACAGAAAAAGGTAATACAACAACAATTAGAGAAGTAGATGATCCTGATAGACCTGGTTATAGAGAAAATCAAATAGAAATAGAAGTAGACCCTGAGACCGGAGGTGTGACTTACAATGAAGCGAGCGCAAGACCTGATATGGATGGCAAGCTTAAAGATGTAGAAGAATACATTGAAGATAGTGATTTAGAAAACATGAGAAAATATACTTATGACGAATAAATACCCTAAGACCTGGCTCCTGCCGCCTGAATCTGGACCCACGCCACAGGGGTTGAATATTAATTATAATACTGTTAGAACAGTGAAACTGGAGAAAATAAAAAATGGCAGACAAAATAGACAAGTCTCTGACTCAAAGTCCAAGAGGCTCAATAGAACTTCCTAGTGAGGAAGAAGTAAAAGAAACAGTAGTTGAAGCTCAAGAAGAAATTAGTGAAGCTCCAGGTCCTGTCGAACTTAATGAACAAGAAGATGGATCAGTAGAAGTAGACTTTGATCCAAACGCTGCATCACCAGAAGGTGGTGATGAGCATTATGCAAACTTAGCAGAATTTTTACCAGACAATGTTTTAGATGAAATAGGTTCAGACCTTTCTCAAAAATATCAAGATTATCAAATGGGTAGAAAAGAATGGGAACGTTCTTACACTCAAGGTTTAGATCTTTTAGGTTTTAAATATGATATGAGAACAGAACCGTTTCAAGGAGCTAGTGGTGCAACTCACCCAGTTCTTGCAGAAGCAGTTACTCAGTTTCAAGCTTTAGCTTATAAAGAATTATTACCAGCAGATGGACCAGTTAGAACTCAAGTGATTGGTGCACCTAACGAAGAAAAAACAAAACAAGCAAATCGTGTAAAAGATTTTATGAACTACGAGCTCATGGAAAAAATGAAAGACTATGAGCCCGACTTTGATCAACTGTTATTTTATTTACCATTAGCAGGATCAGCTTTTAAGAAAACTTATTATGATGAGTTGTCTAAAAAAGCTACATCAAAGTTTGTACCGGCAGATGATTTGATTGTTCCCTACACGGCTACCTCATTAGACGATGCAGAGGCAATCATCCATCGGGTAAAAATTTCTAAAAACGATTTAAGAAAACAACAAGTTGCAGGTTTCTATTTAGATATTGAATTAGGTACACCGGGACAAACAGAAGATGACGTTGAAAAAAAAGAGAGAGAACTCGAAGGTCAAAGAAAAACTCAAGACGATGATGTTTATACTATTTTAGAATGTCATGTTAATTTAGATATTGAAGGTTTTGAAGATGCAGATCCTGAAAGTGGTGAGCCATCAGGAATTAAAATTCCATACATAGTAACAATAGATGAAGCTACAAGAAGTGTTTTAGCTATTAGACGTAATTATGAAATTGGTGATCCAGATAAAAATAAAATACCATACTTTACTCATTTTAAGTTTCTTCCAGGACTAGGCTTTTATGGCTTTGGTTTAATCCATATGATTGGCGGTTTGAGCAGAACTGCAACTGCAGCACTCCGTCAATTGTTGGATGCAGGAACTTTATCTAACTTACCAGCAGGATTTAAAATGCGTGGTATTAGAATTAGAGATGATGCACAATCAATCCAACCAGGTGAATTTAGAGATGTTGATGCACCGGGTGGAAATTTAAAAGATTCATTTATGATGTTACCATTCAAAGAACCATCAGCTACATTATTAAACTTAATGGGTATTGTAGTTAATGCTGGTCAAAGATTTGCATCAATTGCTGATCTACAAGTTGGTGATGGCAATCAACAAGCTGCAGTTGGAACTACAGTTGCGTTATTAGAACGTGGTTCTAGAACTATGTCAGCTATACACAAAAGAATTTACTCTTCGCTAAAACAAGAATTCAAATTATTAGCAAGAGTATTCAAGTTATATCTACCACCGGAATATCCGTACGACGTAGTTGGGGGTCAAAGGTTTGTTAAACAAACCGATTTTGATGATCGGGTAGATATTTTGCCAGTTGCTGATCCCAACATCTTTTCACAGACTCAGCGTATTTCCCTCGCACAAACAGAGTTGCAGCTGGCAACCTCTAATCCACAAATGCACAATATGTATGCAGCGTACAGAAATATGTATGAAGCTTTAGGTGTAAAAAATATTGATCAGGTTTTAGTTAAACCTCAACCACCTGCTCCAATGGATCCTGCTGTAGAAAACATTATGGCTTTATCTGGTAAACCATTTAATGCATTTCCAGGTCAAGATCATAGAGCACACATGACTTCACACTTAAATTTTATGGCGACTAACATGGCACAAAATAATCCAATGATTATGGCTGCTATGGAAAAAAATATTATGGAGCACATAAGTTTAATGGCACAAGAACAGATTGAAATAGAGTTTCAAGATGAAATTCCACAAATGCAACAGATGGCAGCTATGGCTCAAGCCAATCCACAAGTTGCAGAACAACTTAGACAGTTAACCCTACGTATTGAAGCTAGAAAAGCTGTGTTGATTGCTGAGATGATGGAAGAATTCTTAAAAGAAGAAAGAGAAATTACATCTGGTTTTGGTAATGACCCAATTGCTAAGTTAAGAGCAAGAGAATTAGATCTTAGAGCAGCTGATAATGAACGTAAAAAAGTTGAAGGTCAGGAAAGAATCAATCTTGATCGTATGAAAACTATGATGAACCAACAAAATCATGATAATAAGTTGGAACAGAATGAAGAATTAGCAAAACTAAGAGCTGATACATCAATTGAAAAGACAGTCTTGAGCAAATCTATTCCAAATGTAGATAAAATGATGCCAAGTGTCGAAATTGAAAAATATGAAGGAGAAAACAGATGAGAAAAAATTTCCCAGACTTAACAGGTGACGGAGAAGTTACAAAAGCAGACATTCTTAAAGGTAGAGGGGTGTTTAAAAAAGGTGGAAGCAGTAAATTTATACAAAAAGCGATAAAAAAACCTGGTTCACTAAGAAAATCTTTAGGAATTAAAAAAGGTAAGACAATTCCTAAGTCTAAATTAAAAGCAGCAGCTAAGAAACCAGGAAAACTTGGACAAAGAGCTAGATTTGCTATAACATTAAGTAAGTTACGAAAAAAATAAGGAGAAAACTATGGCTAAAAAAGAAGAATCTTTTAAAGCGTCTGAAATAGGCATTCCTTCTCAAAATATTGAGCTGGATCCAAGATCTGTTACGACTGCAAATGGTATGCCAAGAAACTACATACCAACTGGAGACAAAACAGAAGTTAGAGGAACCAAAAGAATGCTAAAAGACAAAAAGAAAACAGCAACTTGGTACTAACATGTGGTTATCGGCAATTAAATTAGCCGTCTCTGCTGGTAGTAAAATTTATGCTAACAAGCAGAAGGCAAAAGTCGCAATGTCTGATGCACAGCTATTGCACGCTGAACGACAAGCTCGTGGTGAGGAAGCTTACCAGGGAAAATTGTTAGAGGCACGTCAAAATGATTACAAGGATGAGTTCGTTCTCGTAATTTTGTCGGCGCCCATAATTGTGCTCGCGTGGGGAGTCTTCTCAGAGGATCCTGGCGCTCTCGATAAAGTAAAAACTTTCTTCGAACATTTCGCGGCACTACCGACGTGGTTTTCGACATTGTGGATCCTTGTCGTCGGAAGTATTTTTGGAATTAAGGGTACACAAATTTTTAAAAACGGAGGAAAAAAATAATGGCAACAACTTCATTTTCGGGACCGATTAAAGCTGGAACGATCTCAAACACAACGGGAACAATACTTGGCAACAATGTAAAAAATACAGGTCAAGTAGCTATGACTCAGTCAATAATGATTAGTA